TCCTTGTTGTGTTATACCCATTTCAGCCTGTTGAACTTCATTTGGCGTGTTTAGTGCAACTGGTAATGGGTTTTGATAAGTCATTGGGTCTGTTAGGTATTGGTCAAATTGTTCTTCACCAAGTACAGTCTGCATTAGTTCATGCTGTAGCATCTTGACATATTCGGGATCTGTTTGTGCCTTGACAGCATTGATTAGAACATCTGTATCATTCTTTTTATCTTGGATGTGAAAACTGTCTGGATAATCAATTTCACCATCCCAAACTACACCTTGATAATCTGCCCAAAAATTCCAAATATGTTCTTCTGCTAGTTCTAGGTTGTCTGCTTTGTCACTTAGGCGAGCGTTTAACATTTGGAATTCTGTTTCCATAGCAACACCTGATAGTGTGCGAGCCTGTATAGCACGAGCACTACCTAGGTTGGCCATACGATCAATGGCTTCAACACGCTGTTTAATGCTTTCATAGATCGCTGATACATTCTGCCCTGTTGGCTGTAACAAGTATGGCTTCAAGCCGGGGTCAAGAGTATCGGGAATTTGAACAATGGCACCAGCACCTGCTACTGCTTCTGTGTCTGAAGTCTTAACTAGGCTAGGATGTCCTGAAATACGAATAGTTTGTTCTATCTCTGAGTATTCATTATAGATGGCACGCTGTAGATCAGCAATGTCATCTATTTCACTGACACCAACACCACGCTTGGGTGAGCGTTGTGAGTAGGCGATTGTGATAGGAATATAGCCTAGACCATTGGGTTCTTCAATTGCTTCTTCAATTGCTTGATCTTCTTTGTTGACAACACTAGTGATAATCTTGTCTGGGAACCATTCTTTAATTGTGAATATATGGCTGCGGTCACTGTCTTCAAGATATTTGAAATATTTCAGTGTGTAATTACCCGCAGGTCCGCGATGCCATTCCCAATCTAATGCTGACAATGGAGTTACCATAGACACATAGGGACGTACTCCTACCATCATTTCATCTGCTTTGGTAGTGGCACCTACATTTGGTTTAGTAACTACAACCCATACATGCCCAAATACGCCTGAATAAGTTGATACATCCTTCATAAATGAATTGAATGATTGTCCTTCAAGATTTGCATCTTCTAAGAAATCTTGTAGTACAGGATCCCCTTCTAGGCTGGCAAAATCACGACTGGGCGGATCGCGGAATAGGAACGCATTGTATACTGATAATACACCTTTAGCATGGTTGTCTAGAGGTGTTGTCCACATACGTGTGATATAGTCTTGTTCGCTTTCATTAGCATAGCGTGTTAGGTATTGTCCTTGGCGATATATTTCACCACCTAGATATGAATTTAATAGGAAGCGCCAGCGGCCCTGTAGGTTTTGGTACTGTTCATGAGTACCCATTAGGGCTTCATATTGTTTGCTGGATCCTACTCCTGTATTTGATGGCATTTAGATATCCTTAATAATATTGTTTTGACCTTGTGGAGTGTGCGGCTGTTGAATTCAACGCATGTCCCCAAGTCTTTGGTTGTTCTATGTGGCTAGTATCACGGTTAACTGGGAATAGGAAATCAACACAGTATCCCAGGGCATCCATCATATGATCATAGCCTGAATCCTTGTCAGGTTGACTAGTGCCTTCCTTGTAGATATGACGCTCTAGACCTTCTATTGTATATTTAACCTTAGGGTCAATAATGAGGCGTCTAATACCGTCACTACCGCATAAACGAGCATTGACAGCATTTATTCTATCACGGACTGCTGTGTGCTTGTAGGGGGCTTTGACGACGAAGCCAGCATTTTGAAGGATAGTGATATCCGTTGCTCCACCAGCACTGGTTTTCCGCTGCCTCCCAGCAGGGTCGGGATAGGTGATAATTTTACAATTTGGGTAACGGTTTTTGATTTCTTCGCATAGTTCTTGGGTATTTGAACTAAAGATTCTAATCTCATCAATGACATATAAGTTTTCTCCACCTTTTATACAGACTACAGCACTTACGGGGTCAATGTTAAAGTCAATGCCTATGTGTAAGATCTGCTGTTTGATATCTTTAAAAGGACCCTGTGGATCCTGTAGATTGATTGGGTGGACATTCTGCTTACGGTCAAATGCGTAGTAGATGCGTCCTGAATAGGTTTCAAAGGTTGCTAAGAATTCTTGTCTAAATGTACGTTCGTCTAGGTCTCGCTTGGCTGCTTCTATTTCTTCTGGTTTGACCTGTCCACCATCTATGGTAGTGTATTGGAAACTTGACCAAGTGCCTGGCTGTTCTACAGGCATCATATAGAGATCATGTGCCCAGTTGCCAATGCCTTTAGGAGTACCAATAAACAGGGCCCGACCTTGTTTGTCTGCTAGTGTAGGACGCAGTACTTCAAACCATGCTTCAGGGTCTATGTCTGCAAACTCATCAAGAACAATAAAATCCAAGCCTACTCCACGCAGGCTGTCAGCATTGTCAGCACCTTTAAGAGCAATGGTACTGCCGTTCTTAAGTTCTATTGTTAGTTCGCTTTCGTTGATCTTTTCAACCCAGCGTAGGTCTTGTAGTTTATACTTGAGTTTCTTCCAGGTGATCTGTTTGGCTTGTCTGTATGAAGCAGTCACATACCATACATCTCGTCCAGGTTCCTTAGCGTGATAGCACAGTTCACGAATGCTTAGGTGTGTTTTACCAAAGCGTCGACCTGCGATTACCACACGGAAACGAGCAGGATCGTCAACAATCTGTTGCTGTGGCTTACTCAGTGGCATTATTCATCAGACCATGGAAGAGGCTGACGATCTTCGCCTGTTTGTCCATTGTCCGTCATACCTAGGATGTTCTTAGCAAGGAAGATCTGCACTGCCGCGTTCATATGTTGGCAAGCATTATTCAACATGGCACGACGCAAGGTAATTTTCATGTTTTCACGCCCTTTTATGAGATTAACGCTAAAATTGTATCTTAAGGTATTTTCGTCAATGCCAAAGAAGTTTGCGATTTCGTTATCTCTACAGCCCAAGGCCGCTAGTTTTTCAACTTCGTCTGGTGGAATAACTTTCTTGTCACGGCCAACAACCTTGCCAAAGATGGTACCTTCAACCAATTCTTTAGGTTTAGGGCCCGTCTTTTTTTGTAGTTCTGGGTTAGAGTTTCTTGCCATTATGCTGAACGATTTTCCACTTTGATGCGGAAATATCTAGTATCCGTTAGGTTATTTTGTGTTGTAATAGTACAACTGATTGTATAGTTCTTATTGACACCGCCACCTGATATTTCAACATAGGTGTGGTCTGTACCTTGTAGTCCACTAGATACCTTGATCAATGGAGTGGGGTCATTTGCACGTACCTGTAGGTTATAGGCCACTGTTAAGATAGCATCACCTAGGGGTAACCATTGGCTCCAATCTATTGTGTAGACCAATTGTGCTGTGGGATCTTTGCTTATCCAACTACCTGTGTTGTCTTGCTTGTATCCTGTTATTGTTGTCATAATATGTCCTTGATAATATTTACACGAGTTTCTTGTTCTATAGTGGTAATACGAGTTTCTGGCGTAATTACTAGTCCTCGTGTTTCTTGAGCGATTGTTAAAGTAGTCCAAGGATCTATGTCTATTAGTCTGCCATAGATTAATTCTGTTGACAGTGCTTGCCATGTACAGTAGCCAAAGACTACAGCGCCAGCAGTACCATACATTATACTGGTACTAGACAAGTGTGCAGATGCTAGTCTTAATACTTGGTTGTTGGTCTGTTGTTGTGTTGTAGACTGTAATCTTAGTTCAAATCCTCTACGACGGCTGTTGACAGTTGTGGCTGTCAACTGTGTTTGGCTGACAAAATTGCCTGTACCAAAGCGTACAATGTTACCTGAGGCAGTTAATTGTGTTGTGCTAACTAGATCTGTTTGATATGGACGATACTTGACCGCACTGGCAGAGAATGTAGATGTTGCAGTCAATTGACGTGTAATTCTGGCTGTTTTGATAGCCTGTGCAGTCTGTTGTGTTTGACTTTGGATTTGTTCTTTGGCCTGTACAGTTTTTACTGCATTAGCAGTCAATGTTGAACGAACTTCTAGATAAATTGGACTGCGACCAATTCTACTGGTTGCTGCCAATACTGCTGTGGTATCTGCTAGAGTAGCCTGAGCATAACGCTGTGCAGTCAAGTTGCTGACCAGTGTTGATTGGCTAGTTAACTGGCCTGCAAACTTAGTAAAGTCATAT